TTTATCTTATGTTGCAACATATCATAACTATAATTGGATTGACAAGTTAAAAGCTATATATACCCCTGCAATTGGAATCACATCATTTATGTTAGTTTATTTTGATACTTATCATGATAAGGAAATATTTAGTAAATCATTAACTGAAATTAACACAGAAATTATTAAATCTGAATTTTTTGATTTGTATTGTATGACTAATAAATATTATAAACAAATTGATTTGGATAGTAGATATATTAATCATAATTCAATTAAAACAGTGTTTAATAAATCAAATAACACTAAAAATAGTAAAATGTTGATTGTTAGTGAAACTGGAAATGGTAAGACTTTTAGTATGATGAAATATATCCATAATAATACTGATGGTGTTGAACCTAAAGATGTTTTATACTTAGTTCCTAATACATTTAATGTAAGTCAAGCAGAGTCCGATTTTAAGGCTTATAACCCACAATTTTTATATGAAGGTAATGCGTATGATAGTGAAAATAAAACTAGTTGTGTTGTTGGTACATGGGATTCAATATATAAAATAAATAAAGATGATATTAGAAGGCATTTTAAATATATTATTGTCGATGAAATACATCTTCTTACATTATCACTATTTCGTCAGAATGCTATATTAAATGTATTAAGGAAATCTGTTTATTCTAAAGAAATACATATTACTGCAACACCTAAAAATATAGATTTAGAATCTTATAATAACATAATAAAAATAAATACAACTAATGATAATATTATACCATTGAATGTTAAAATATATAAAATGAATGATGTTGGTAATACTGATTTGAATAAGTTTAGTATAATAAAGGATAGTATCATTAAAAATAAGAATGATATTCATTTAACATTACAATCTGATATGAAAAAGAATGAAACATGGAGTGATAATATAAATAAATATTTCAAAACAGATGATAAGAGCTTTCATTTGAACGCAGATAATAAGTATAAATCAGATGTATACAATACCTTAAAAAATACTAGTATGTTAAATAAGAAAATAGGGTTTGTTACAAATATATTCTCAAGTGGTATAAATATCAAAAATGAAGAAAATGTACATATTTATATTATTGGTAATTTTGCTATATCCACAATTAAGCAATTCACTGCCCGTTTTAGACTTGCAAAGAATATCACATTGCACCTTATTAACAATTATTATGATAACTATGCAAATAGTAAATTTAACCCTTTTGAAGTATTTTTTGATAAGTTATTGATAGAAGCAAATGTAAAATTAATAGATAAAAATGATAAATTAAATGAAATGCTTAAAAATAATGCTTTAGATATGACAGATAACATCTTTAGTAATGAACAACAAAAACAAATGGTAATATATAATTCTTTTGGTGAGACCTTTGAAATTAATATATATAGAGTTATGGAAATTGCAATGAAAAAACACATAGGACAATATGACCTAAATAACTTTATAATAGCTCTAAGTGAGTACTTTAAGTATAATATAAATATAATTGATATTGAGGTTCATATGAGCCAAATAGATACTAATTTCACTATATATAAGAATGAAAGAGTTGCTAAAATTAAAGTTGATACTATAAAATCAATATTAGAAAATGGTAACACTGAAAGTTTAATGGAAAGTGAGGTTGATAATAAGATAAAAAAATATAATGATAGATGGATTAAATTCAGCGAGGATAATAATGTTAATATTGATAATAATTTAATGGCTGTTTTATGTACAAGTAAAAAATCAAGGAATCTGATTAAAAACATGTTGATTATGAAAAGATTATCTTATTTAAAAAGAAATAAAACTTTAGAGTCTTTGAACATAGATTATCAGATATTTAAGGAATTGTTTAAATCCTTTGGTAAAAGTAAGAATGAGTTATCTAGTATTAAAATAGAAATGAAATTAGCTAAAATAAATAAAGATTTGGGTTTAAATTATTCTAAGTCAAAAATGAATACTGTGTTACTTGCTGGATATTATGATAAATTTTTAGTTAATAAAGATAGTAATGATATAAGATATTATAATTTAAATATTTATACAAATGAAACAATATTACAATATATGAATATGTCAAAGGAAAGTAAGAAACATGATATTCTAATAGATAATGATAGCTTTAGTAATTTTATAAAAAGATTAAACAAAATAGAAACAAACACAGATAAATCAAACACTATATATAAAGATTTAAACATATTAAATTCTCTATTATCATAACTTTTCAATCACCAAAAATATACCAATAATAACAAAAAGGTGATTGAGATTGAACCATATTTACCCTCCAAAATCGAATAAAACTTAACAATATCAATCAGTTACACCAAAACATAGTATAGGCAGAGTTCAATCGAAAAAAGGTTATATAAAACTTATAGTATGCCTATAATATTATCAATAAATATTTCAATAAAATTTCACTAATCTTTAAAAATATTATCCTTAAACACATTATTTGTTTCACACCTTTAGGTGTGGAGTAGCACTAATTTCAATATTATTAATAAATCAAACCTATAGTATTATAAAAAGTAATACCTTAAAATATTAACAATTTATTTATATATATAATTAGGAGGTATTCAACATATGGCTAACGTTAGTAAACTTAAATTACTTAATTCACCTAAAGCATTGAAAGAAATAGAACGATTAATATCATTAGGTATGACAGAACACGCAATAGCATTGAAATTAGGAGTATCTAATACAATATTTATCAAACATAAAAAAGAAAATATAGTTATACAAGATGCAATTGCCCGTGGTCACTCAAAAACAATATCAGAGGTTGTAGGTGCATTACTCAAATCAGCATTAGGATATTATAAAACTGATACTAAACTAATAGAAATAAAAGATAAAGAGACTGGTGAATGGGTTGAATTTAAGAGAGAATCCACCAAGAAATGGTTCAAGGGCTCTGATAAGACTTTAATATTTTATTTACTCAATAAAGACCCTAATAATTGGACTAATCATGAGAAACAAGTTGTTGATATTATTATAGAATCTAATGATAAAATGCCTATTGCACAATTAAAAGAAAAGTTGGCATTACTTAGGAATCAAAACAAATAATGAAACCAGCAAATCATTCATCATGGAAATGGAATCAAATAAGACCTAGGCAATCTGATTACTCCGATATCATAAGTGATTTATATAGCTCTCTAATGAGTTGGTTACCATTTATGGACTCCTTACAGTTAAATAAGAATGATTATGAGTTAAATGAGTTAAACACGTTCTACATTGGATATTTACAATCTTATATTATATATAGAAACAAGGAAATAGAATTTATATTATCAGATGATAAATATTATGAAGAAGTAACACAATTTGCTAGTGATAATGTTATGTTTGATATTTTATTAGATGGATATGTATCAGATAGTAATAGGAATCAAGATTTAGGTTCTAATCAAGTGCTACCATTATTACCATATAGCAATCAGTTAGATTTAATTCATTCATTAGAGTATGATTCTAAGAGTTTACATATAGAGAAATCAAGACGTGCAGGTGCAAGTACATTATTAGCTTTTAGAATGAGAAGAAATTTAAGATTTAAGAAAAACATGGTAATGTTAGCATCTAATAAGAGCTCCAAAGATATTGATTTAAAAGATGACACCAAGAATAATAGTACATTTAGTAGAATTGATTTTCTATTTAATCATAGTATATTTGTACCTAATAATTGGACTGATGATAAGATTTACAATACCAAAGAAAGACAATCACAAGGCACTGCTATTTATAGGGGTCACAAACCTATTTTGATAGTGTATGGCACTAATAGATTAGATGGTAGTGTATTCGGTAAAGGTACTGGAACTGGTAGTGCTACACATGAATATTACGCAGATGAAATTGATGTTTGGGCTAATGAACATGAGAATATTGAAGATGAATTATTTAGTGCTGTTAGTAGTTCAACTAATCGAATGATATTATTTAGTACATATAGAAGTATTAATTATTCATTCTTTAAAATCAAAAAAGAAAATAATACTAAAGTATGGAAATTCATTAAATTACATTGGAAAGATAATCCAACTTGTAGTCAATCATGGTATGATACTCAGAGTGGTAAATTGAATAACCCTGTGAAGGTTGCAAGAGAACTTGATATAAATCCATCTGCATCTATTAAGGGTCGTATATGGCCTAATTTGATTGATAAACATTTCATTAGTAAATCAGATGCTTTGATTAAATGGGGTAATATGAATGATTGGGATACTATAATAGCATCTGATAATGGTGGAACTAAAATGAGTCAAAATTATAATCTGATTAGGATACATAAACCAAGTAGTACAATATATATTGAGGACACATTTTTTATTGATAATACTAGTCAACCTGAAGATGTATATGAATGGGCTTTATCTCATGGTTTTGATATATATAATAACACAATATATGGTGATAGGGCAATTAAAGATAATTTTACATTTACTAATCATTCAACAGCTTATTTATTAAGACGACAAGGATTTAATGTAGTTGAAGTTGCTAATCAAGATATTGCAGTTGTACATAGAGATATAAGAAAGCGAATTAAATTAGGTCAATTCTATGTTAATAAAGATATTGAATTATTAGAAACATTTCTTAAATTATATCGATATAAAGATGATGGTACTGTTAATAAAAAAGATAGTCATTTAGGTGATGCTATTTCTTATGGAATTAAAGGTTATTTCTTAAGTAGTAAAGTTGAATTGATTGAAAGATAATATTTATCCTTGACATTTACTATAAAAATAACTAATTCAACTAAAAAGTACCTAATTAGGGTCTAATTGGCTCATATATCAATGAAATGACTTTTTACAAATAACCATACTACTTTCTTTCTTAGACATAATCGATTGATATTACTTATCTTTTTTGTCACATTTATTATTATATACAACTTCTTAAGTTAGACACATTTAATAATGAATTTTTAACATTATATTGTATACATCAAATCACATAATTTCACCTCTAAGGCTCTAATTTAACCACAGTCAAACAAACTCATTTAATTCAATACATTACACAACTAAATTACTAAGACATAATTCATTGATTTTACTTATCTTTTTTCACTACCTATTCAATAATATTCAACTTCACATAATTTACACAAATAGTATAACTTAAAAATCTCACTAAATATTTATATACTTATAATGTAACTTATGGAGTTCAAACAACTAATGACAAATTTTAAATACATACCTAATTATTCAGATTTGAGGGATAACAATTCATCTTATTTTGAAACACAAGACCATAGTGAAAACATTAAATCTAAACTAACAATTAAACATAATGATTATGATGGAAAGATTTCACCTATTCCATTAAGCTTTTTAAATGCTTTTATCAATTCACAATCTAGCCTATATTCAAATGAGTATATCAGGAACATTAATGATACCTTAAATACTATTGATTATTTGAGTTTAAATGAGTCTATGGTATTCCTTGAAGTATATTATAATTTACATACTAGGAGTGCAATTCATGTGTATACTGAGAATGGAATACAAAAGTTTGAAGCATTAGACCCAACAAGATATTACAAAGAAGGTAATTATACTTTTATTGCATCTGATGATATTACTCTTTTATATATCATGAATGGTGATATCTTAGAATTGTATGAAATAAGTATGTCATTGGAGGATGCTGTTAATAAATATGATTTAGATATTGAACCATTGAAACAATACTATAATGATGATGATGATACTAAAATAGTATTAATTGATATACCTAAAGATGGAATTAAACAAGTTCCATTGATTGAAGTAACATATTATAACATGAAACAAGCCCAAATTAATCCTCTTACAGACTTACAAATGGATTATATACTTGCTATATCATGGGGATTATTTACAGGTCAATCTAAGCTAATTTCACAAGTAGTTTTAGGTAGTGATATGAAATTAGAAGATGCTAAAAGCTTATTCAATAACTTTGGTAGTACTACAAATATAATTAAGACTGCTAAAGGTGATAAGTTTGAAATATTCGATAGTGGTAATGTACAAATATTATTAGATGTATTTAAAACATACAATGAAATTATTAGTATTAAAGCAGTTCAAAAAGGTGCTGATATTAATAGCATAATTCCGCAGGAAGAAATACAAGAGTCAGGTGTTGCTAAACAAATCAAATTAGATTATATAAATAAGTATAGAAAAAAACATTTCTTCACATTTAAGCAGTTTGAGCAAAACTTATGGAATTTACTATTAGATGGTTTTAATATCAATGTTGATTTTACCTCAATTAAATTTCTTGATTTAGTTATTAATGAAACTCCTATGGAAAAATTAGAATATAATGATAAGTTATACAGTATGGGATTATTGAATAAAACAAGATTATATGCTGTTACTTTTGGTATGACTTATGATGAAGCATTGGTTGATATGGCTAAGTATAATCTAACAGATACAACAACTCTTTAATTTTACCCTTAAAATCTAATCCAAATATTTATATATATAATATAACATAAGAACTATTTTATTGGAGGGTTAAACTTATGAATAAAGACTTTTTAGATTCAATTTTCTTTCGTGGAAATCAAACATTTTATGAAGATGATAAAGGTGGTCAAATTGTTGGTCAAGTTAGTGGTCAAACAGATGATGAAATCGAGGATGTAACAGATGGAAATGATACTGATAGTACTAATACAGATGATAACAACGAATCAAACGCAATGGTTGAATTATTGGCCAATGTTGCTAAACTTACACAAGAGATAACAGAAATGAAATCAGCTAAATCTGATAAAGAAGAAGTTAAGAAACCTGTTAATAATAAAAAACTATCTATATCAGAACAAGTAGCATTAGGAATTGCTGAAGGATTAAAGCAACATAAAACTAATGGTATTGTAGATGAAATTAGAAAGTATAATAAAGATTTTGATTCTAGTGGTTTTAATGAAAATGGATTAGTTCAATATTTGGATTTGATTAAAAATCAGATTAAACCTAATGAGAATAATAGAAAAGCTAGTAATAATGCCGATACTGATAATGGCTCAGAATGGGGTCAATCTGATAAAGATAATTCAATGGCTAAACTATTAAAGAATAGAAAAGAAATGTATAAAGAGGTTAAATAATGGTTAAACTTACAGAAGCTGAAAAATTAGAAATACAAGAAAAGAAAGATAAAAAACATAGATTTCATATGAATAAATTGAAACTAAAGAATACATTACATTACATTAAATTAGATGAAAATAATCCTGATAAAAGTTGGATACCTGATAAATTCAAAGAAAAACAATGGACACATATAACAGACCCTGATTTATTCCTTGAGATATGGGGTCAACCATTTCGTAAGATTGCAAGTCAATTATATAAATATTATGCTATTGTACATGAGACAGATTCTTATTTTTCTAGTGGTGTTAAATTTAAAAAAATGAAACAAGATTTATTAGATAGTTATGGTGATAAATTATTATTATATTTTCAGAAAAAAGGAATACCATTAAAAGATGTTAATAATAAACTAACTATTTATGAAATTTCTGACCATATTTTTGATGCTTTCAATGATGTTATTACTTTTAATATTAAAGATGGTACTTACAACAAATCGGATAAACAAATATTATCTGTTGATGGTTACAAGGATTATTCAAGAAAGATGTTACAAGATGAATGTGTATATTTTAAATTAACATCCAAAAGTGGTAATATTAAAGAATTACAAGAAAGATTAGAATCAAAAAGAATTGAATTATCAAGTAAAAAAAAATAAATATATTTAATCTATAGTAACATTACTTAAAAAATCCAACAAACATTTATATACATTATTTAGATGATAAAATTTCATCATGAATTTATATATATTAATAGGAGTTAATACATGGCAACAACTGGAGTTACAGCACAAGAAGCTATTCAAGGGATGGCATTAGATGTTATTTTAAATGGTTTAGTTAGTGGTAAAAGAGATAGTGTAACGCTATTATCAGAAACTAATCAAACTGAAACTAACTTACTTACACATAAACAATTTGTTGGAAAAGATGGTAATGTTATTTCTACTGTTGATAAATATGGTGATGTCACTGCTGATGCTGATTTGGCTGAACTTGCTGATAGAACGTTTGGTGAACATGTTTGGGATTTTCCTGAGGAAGAAAGAATTGTATTAAAGATATCTCATGAGAGAATGGATGAGTATGGTATCTCAAATAGTATGTTATATAATAAACTTTCAACTGATGCTGATTTCACTAATTTTAATGCTAAAACTGGTAAGTTAGACTCAGAAGTAAAAAAGCTATTAGCTAAAGTTAAAACATTTAGAAGAAAACAAGTTACAGATTTACTAGCTAATTTAGATGTAATTGCAAACCTTGAAGATTGGCAAAAACCAATGGGATATGCAATTGTTGATAGTGCATCTAATAGACCTGATTATTTTAATTATAACAATAAATTAAGTGCATCAGCATTAGATAAAGATGAATTTGCATTAGCTGTTGATATACTTGCATCTAGTCAAAAAAATATTATGAATGAAGACTATGAAATGGATACCGCACAAATGTTACTACATGCTAGTTCAATCACACTTGCTGAAGAAATCTTCGCACCTAATTTAGCAGTTAATGTTAATGAAAGACGTGCAGGTGACAGTTTAGATAGTTCTGAAGCTAGATATGTTGGTGTATTTAAAGATTCTGTTTCTACTGCTGATTGGATTATCTTAGGATACAACCATGCAATTAGAAGAATGAACTGGAAAGGTGGTGATGCTGTTAATGGTATTACTGTTGAATTACATCCTGCTTCAGGTAGAACATACGGTGTTGAACTTGTGTGTATCATAAGAAGTATTATGGTTTGTGATTCTACTATATCAATTGTAAAATGTGTAGCACCTTAGTCTTAAAATAAACTTTAATTAAACCTATGGCAATCTAACTATTTAATTATATTAAGGTTGTCATTTTTTTTATATAATTGGAGGATTATGAATGCTGTTGATGAAATCAATGATGTAATTGAAGACTTATTTAAAGATTTGAATGAAAAGTATCATAAGGAATATACTAAATTATATAAAATATCAAGAAAATATAAAAATCCTAATGAAAAATTAAAAGAGCTAATGAAACAATCTAAAGTTTTTACTGAAGTTAAAGATTTATTTTTGGTTACTGTTGATAGGGAAACTATTAGAATAATGGAATCCTATTTAAGTGGTATTTCTAATAAGATGGGTGTATCTGTTGGTAGAATTGCATATTATGCTGATTTTAAATCTATCAATGAAATTTACATAGATAATCTTGACCAAATTGCTATAGATAGTATTAATCAGAATATGGGAACAGTGCTATTTGATGACCCAAAGGACGCTTATCAGAACGTTAGTTTAGCATTAGGTAAATCTATTAGACAAGTTGAATTGATGATGGAAGAAGCTATTACAACTACTACAAGGTCAATCACAAAACAATTATATGATAAGATTGAAAAAGATTTAGATAAATATGAAATAAAATATAAATATGTAGGTGCTAAAGATAGTAAGAATAGTCAATTCTGTGCTACATGGGTTGGTAAAAGTAAAACTATGAAAGAATGGAAAATAATCAAATCTGATATTTTTGTTAGAGGTGGTCATTATAAATGTCGACATTCAATGGATATTCAACCTGTATCAACAAAGGATATAAAATGAGTATAAATGCTAATGTTGATTTTAAATCTATTTATGATATGTGTGATGATGGTCAAAAAGGTGCAATGTGGCGATATGTATCACAACAATTAAAATCTTATGTAAAACGGTTAATGGCATTAGGAATTGATATTAATGGTAAAAGATATAAAGCTTATTCAACATCATATTCAAAGAAAAGAACTAAAGATGGTTTAACTGCAAGGGTTAATTTAGAGTTTAGTTCACAAATGAAATTGTCAATAACAGCAAGGAATCGAAATGATAGATTTGAAATCTTTTTAGTTGGAACTGATAATAATAATAAAGCTGAATGGGTTAGTGAAACAAGAGAATTTTTGGCATGGGGAAATAAAACCGAACTTGCTTTAAATCGTTACATAAATAATTATTTTAAATTAAAAGGTTGGGTATAATAATGATAATAATAAAGGAAGAAGGTAATTTTACAATAGAATACTTTGGTGGTAAGATATTTGATACATCATATGATGAAATAGATGGCTCATATTACACCTCTGTTGCACCAACTAATGTAATTGGTAGTGTAGATACTAAATATACAATTAGTGGGATAGCAAGCTTAAATATAACTAAAGGTGATGTTGTGAATATAACAGGTGATGATGGAATTGTTGATGATTATATTGTTGTTGGTGTAGGTACTGATATAATTAGGGTTAAGGATGTTATAAAAAGTGATATTGGAACTAATGTAACAGTTCAAACTAATATATATAAAATAACATTTGGAAGTGAAATAGAAGAAGGTATGTATTACCTTGATACTAACGATGTTATTATAGTTGCAAATACTTTTAGTAATACTTACATAAATAAAGCAAAAATTCAATTGAGATATAGTGAACTTGATGATGGTAAAGATGTAGATTTGATGAATGATGATGCTAAAGAGGCTTTGATTGGTGATTTTCCATTAAATCCAACATTTTATAAGACATTAAATTTAGGGCAAATTACAGAGTTATTAAAAAGAAAGATAATATCAATATTGGAACTATCAGATAAGACAAGAGATAAGAATAATCAACCATTAACAGATGACTATCATGAACTTTTAATATCAACAGTTAATATTTTAAATACAAAAGATAATAACACTCCAAATGGTGACATTACGGATAATACTGTTGATTTAAATGCTGGTGGTATTCCTTGGAAACCAAAGGTATAAATTATGAATGATATAGACATATTAAAAGAACTATTATTAGATGAGGCTAATTTGGATTATGTTGAGGTTGAAACAGGTAGTGAAAATACTTGGTATATTGATGTTAGTAATAAACAACAACCTGAATTTAATTTCATAACAACAGAATATAATATTATTGTAAATATCAATAGCAAATCTAAATATAATGAACTATTTGGTGATGTATTTATTGGTAGATTATTATTGAAAGGCTTTAACTTAAAAAATTCAACATATATTGATAATAATAATCATGGGGATTTAAATATCACCTCATTTAGACGAATGAAATCGTAAGGAGTTATAAAAATGGCAATAAAGAATTTAAAGACGGTATATTATAAGAAAGAAACTGTATTTGGTGAAGATTATGATAAAACCGCAACATTTAATGAGATAAAAGTATCTGAATTAACAACTAATAGAGAATCTGAAAAGCTTGAAGTGAAATTCTTAAATGCTGACAGAGAATTAAATAACACAACTACAACAGGAAGGGTTAATGGTAAGATGTCATTTGCTAAACCTGTTGATGCTTCATTTTATAAAGACCATTTAGAACTCACTGAAAGTGCATTTGGTAAATATAATCAAACATATGTTGCTGATGTTGTTAAAGGCATTGTTTCTGTTGTTACGTCTACTGTTGTTACTGTTGCTGATGGTACTGCTTTTACTGTTGGTGATTATGTATGTATTGGTGTTCCTGATAGTAATGATTACACTGCTATAAATAAGATTTTATCAATTTCTACTAATGAAATAACATTAACTTATGCAATGAGTACAAATGAACAAACTAAAGTTGATATTGGAACTGATTTACTTATAATTGCACCTGTTTTTAGTCCATCTGAAACTGAGAATGATTATTTTACATTTGTTTGTGTTTATGATGATGATTCAGTTGAAGTATTAAGTGGTGCTAAAGCATCAATGTCATTTGATGTAGTAAGAGAAGGCAAATTAGATATGAAAATTGATATCATGAGTGCTTCTATTGGCTCTGAAAATGCTAGTGGGACAGCCTTTGTTAAACCTAATGGAACAATTAACCTTGAAGGTGATTATAACGCTATATACATCGATTTAAAACAACATTGGATATATGATGCAACTACAAGTGGAAACAAATCATTATGTCCTTATAATTTTGCTTTAAAAGTTGGTCATACTTTAGTACCTGAAAAATCACTATGTGGAATCAATGGTATTAATGGATATTACTCAAAAGCTGATATCACAGCAGAAATTGAATTTAGTAGAACACCCGCTAATCTAATTACTTTTAGTACTAAAAATGAAGGTAACACAAATAGTTTCTTATTCTTATCACAAGGTAATTTAGCATTAGTAAGTGAGAGAGCAAGATTTACAAATTTAGATACTGGTTATACTGATGATTTTGATAATATTAAATTAAATGTTGATGTTAATTATAGTACTGTATACAAATTTTTAGTTGCATTACCTCATTAATATTTAAAATTTTATGGTCTGTTGGATTCCTCCATTCTGATAGGCCATTTCTTATATTATTGGAGGTGTTACTGATAGTCTTGGAGGATGTCAAATATGTTACTTTATAATGAAAAATTAGAAATCAAAAATGATGAAGGTGAAATACTTTATACAATCAAAAATTTAACTTTAGATGCTGAATATGAATTAGATGGATTGAGTTATAAAATACAAGAAACAAGAGAGAAATTATTAAGTGGTGATAAGTTTATTACATTATCAGAATCAGATAAAAAAATGAGTAATAAATATTTTGATTATTTAGTTAAATCAGTTGATGATACTAACACAGATGTACAAAAAATAAAATATAAACAATTAGCTAATGAGCTTTGGACTAAAATGAATAATATAGATATTAAACATGAAAAACAAGGTAAAAAGATTTTACAAGATAATGATATATTACACGCTTTACCTAAAGAATTTTTAATTGAATCTGTTAAATGGTTAAAGGATAATATAGAGGGATTTGAGCAACTAGGATATTATGAATGTGCTACTGAAATAAATAAGATAAGTGTTGCATTTACTAATTATAAATATAATTTAAAAAAAAAATAATAGCAGTAATTGAAGGTGGATTAATGAAAAGAGAATGTGATTTGTGTAAAAGAAATAAAGAACAATCATGGAACTCTTGCGGTTATATTGATAAATCTAAAAGAAGAAATAAACCTATTGATTTTCCTGCATTGAAATCAGCTAATTTAACAGTTGATAAATGTCCTGTGTACTACTTTAATACTTATAGATATCTATATGATTGGTATAATATTACTGTTGCTAGTAGAACCGATATATCTAATTTAACAATGGCAAAAAGAATTATATTTAGAGAATTTGGAAATTATATTAATATTAGACGTGAATATGTATTAAAAAAAAGAGAGGAATAAATAATGGCAACAAATGGTAAAATAAAAATAGAAGGTGATGCAACCGAAGTAGTTAAAATGTTTAAACAGATTCAATCTGAAAGTGGTAAAACAAATAAAGTTGTTAATGTTAATACAACAAGTATGTCACAACACATAGACCATTTTAGCAATAATATACAAAAAGCAGGTCAACTATTTTTAACTATGGCTAAGAAAGCTAAATCATTAGAACAAAGTACATTGCAAATGAAAGTATTAGAGAGAACTAATAAGGATGTATATAATCAACTTTTAAAAACTACTGATGCAAGTTTTGGTTTAGCAAATGCAACTGATATGGTAGCATCGGCCAATAAAGCCTTAAGTTTTGGGATTGATTTATCAAATGGTAGATTAACAAAATTAACAAGATTAACTACTAAAGTTGCGTCTGTTATGGGTACTGATGCTAAAAATGCTTTTGATGATTTAATTGTTGGTATTGCAAGGGGTTCTAAACAAATATTAGATAACTTGGGTATTATGGTTGATATTACTCAAATCAATAAAGATTATGCGAATCAATTAGGTATATCTGTTACAATGTTGACTAAACAACAAAAACAAGTTGCATTAACAGATGAAGCAATTAAACAATTAAGTGTTACAACAGAAAACGTTACTGATAAAATGGTTGAAAGTAATACTAAAGCATCTAAGGGATTAAAGAAGTTAGAGAAATTATATGATGATGTAACAAAATCAATGTTAGCAGGTTATCATGACCTTAGTGAAGGTAGTAGAAATTGGGGTGGTGATATTGCTGATAATCAAATTTCTTTATTAAATTATATTCCTATTTTTGGTACTTTAAAACAAGGGTTTGAACAAATATTTGGTGATGCACCTGTAAATTATAATGAGTTCACTAGGGAATTAACAAAAAAGAATACTGAATTATGGGATAAATATGTTGAAGGTGTTAAATTAGCAAGAAAAGAATTGAATGATGAAGGAATAGAAGATAGTACAACATTATATATAAATAGAACTAATACAAGCAATAAACTAATAGAATTAAATGAAAAACTAATAAGAGAAAAAAAAGCATTCTTGAATACTAAAGCAGGTAAGAAAGAATTAAAATTAAAACAAAAAATATTAGATGATGCAAATAGATTATATAAAAGAAATAAAGATAAAGTTATAAATGATATTATAGCATTAGATAAAGAATTGGATGGATATAATAATTTAAATCACTCACAAAGATTAAAAAAAGATGCTGAATATGCTATAGAAAGATTAGACTTAAATAAAGACTCATTAGCTAATTTAAAAAGAGAAAGATTGATAGTTGCAACTGATGCTGATGAAGCTAATGCAATTAAAAATAAAAATGATGAAATATTATTAGCTGAAGAAAATTTTAATAATAGTATGAATGAATTACTAAAAAGAAATGTTAATCAAAGGAAATTTATTGCTAATGAAGAACTGAAAAATCAACAAAAAATAATATCAGATAATAAGAAACAAAAAGAAAAAGAAATATCATTAGAATTATCATTTAATAGAATGAAAGAAGATATGGCTTTCAGTGGTATTGAAGCTACATTAAATGCTGTTTTGAGTGGGAATGCTAAAGGTATACCTCTTATTTTAGCTCAAATGGCCCAATCTGAAGGTACTAAAATGTTTATGCATGGTTTAAGAGTCTTTTGGGCTGGATTAGGTGAAAATGCTTTAATCCCTGGTAGTGGTGCTGTTGCAATGGCTGTTGGTACTGAAGAAATGTTATTAGGTGGTGCTATGGCAGGTGGTGGTACATTAGGTTCATATGCTTTAGGTGGTGATGATACTGGTGGTTCAACTGATAGTGCTAAATCTGAAGGTGCTACTGATAGAATGGATACTCAAAAAGCTATTGATAGACAGAAAGAATCTGAAAAGCAAATAAATGTGTATCAATATGCTGATGAAAAAACTTATTTACAACATCTTGCTAAAAGTAATAATCAAAATAATAATAATAGGAGAAACTAAATGTCATTAGCTTATTTTATGTCGAATCAAACTTATAGTATTACAGAGTTAGATATTACTTATACAGATGTTGGTATTCCTAATAATCATATTGTTACAATACCAACAGGTAAAAATATTAATGATTTAATTATTTTTGTAAATGCTGATTTTATTACTAATACAATACCATTAATTATTAAATTAGATGATGAATTTATTTATTTTGAAAATACTGATTTAAGTGAAGAGATTACAGATGTTACATGGACAGGTAATACAGATGATTTAATAGCAATTGGTGGTGATTATAACTATTCATCTAATAAAGCAATATCATCATTATTTGGTGTAAGATTACCTTTTGATTTTATTTTAATATCACCTGTGGGTGTAGCATCTGTAAATAATATGAAGGGTGGTGTGACAGACAAGTTTATAAAATCAAAACTATTAGCAGGTGAGACTTTTAATGGGGTTAATGATAGTAGTAGTTCTAAACACATAAGAAAATTAGGTTGGTCTTTTGATATTAGAATAAATGAGCCTTTAATAAATAGTTTTGATTGGTTCATAGAATCATGTCGAAATTCAAGTATAACTATTTATAATGCTAGTGATTATAATCTTAGTGATAGTGTAACATATAAAATTCAATTAGATGAATCAAATGAAATGAGTGTTGTATATAGTTATTTAGATATTTATGATACAAGATTATCAATGTTGGAGTATTAAATGAAAAGATATAAAATTGAATGGTTAGTACCTGATAGTCCTAATATAGAATTTGACTCAGATGAGCTTAATAATGATTCTTATGATTTTGATGAAAATGAATACAGTTACGATAGCTTTGATGTTACAATTGCAACGAATGAAAAGTCTGATTGGCTCGATACTTTAAATGCAAGTGGTACAATCAATATAATTGACATGAATATGGGTTTTGATACACTAGGCTATACTATAACATATAATACAGTATCTACCTTAATTGTTGGTGATGTTTTATTGATTGATAATGAATATTTTGATGTAAATGGAATCACACATGTTAATAATTATTATTATGCTACACTAGGACGTATAACAGATGGAAGTACAATAAACACATCACATTATGCTACAGCAACATCAAGTATAACTGCATATATAAATGGTAGATTTACACCTATTGGGACTATAGGAAAATTGTATGATGAAGATTATAATATTGTTAAACATTGTGTAATTGAATCTATTATAACAAATGGTTTTAGTATAGTTATTACTGTTGGTAGTATTATAAATAATTTTGATAAAGAATTTCATTTAAAATTTAGTAAATATTCTACAAATAATAAAATTGAAATGAGTTATATTTTACCTCTAATATTTGGTGATTTGGTAACTTTTCAAGATGGTTTTTGGGATGCATTAAACTTTTTTGAATTAATCCAAAGATTACCAACAGATAATGATGGAAGAAGTACTATTATAAATCCTTGGACAGTATTAAAAGAATTAATTAAATTACGCAATGGCTATATACAAATTAAAAACGGTGTTTATCATGTAAATTTTATCAATCTTTTAACAGAATTTGATGGGAGTATACCTACAATGTCTATTTATGATTACATATCATTAGATGGTGGTTATAGTAATAGTTTATCAGGAACTAGTACCAATGTAATATATAAGTCTAAATCAAATCTAAAAGAAAATCCTGATGATGATGATAGTCCTTATATTGAAAATGAAATAACACTAGAAAGTACTGTTGGTTATAATTCAAATCAAGGTGAAATTACCGAGGTTGAAATTGACTTAGTAGAATATGTATTTGATACAAGTGCTGAAGGTAGAGAGGGTTTATTAAGAAAAATTGCTAGTATTAGAGGGTTGGTATTTGGTTATTTAACTATTATGGTTGTACCAACACATACATATGAAATTGGAGATAAATATTTAATTGATGAAATTGAAAATAATAATACTAAAGATTTTACTTATTTTATCCCTAATGTAATAAATGTTATAGCTTTATGTTATTCTGCAAATAATAATGAAGTTAAATTTCTTTTAATTGAAAAGATAGTAAAATATCCAATATCACCATCTATGTACATGATTGCAACTAATAATAATACTTTAGAGTTACTACCTAATGCTAATATTGGTGATTATATTTATGGTGATAGGGAAGATTTGACAGATATAAGAAATCCTGATTTTAATTATGAATATTTTACAAGTAATGATGGTGATTTACAAATTATGAATAATACAGATTATACTTTATTTTCTTATGCTACCTTAATCGGTGATTCTAGTAATATTTACACATTAAACATATCTACTTTGATTGTTGGTGATGTTTATATTGTTGAATATTCAAAATTAGGTGGTAAAAATTATTTAACTAAACATTTACAAATTGCAGGAGGTATAATCTAATGGGTACATATAACGGTGGGGAATTATTAGAACCAAGTAATTATAGAAATGCAATACACAACTTACATTCAAAATTTAGTATAGATTTGAGTAGTAAATTATTAATAAATAGAGATATCACAATTTCTGATATGGGTGTTATGCTAGTCATACCTGATAGTAAAGAAATTAGTATATTAATAGAAAACATTCAATGTAGGGTTTTTAAATATGATGGTACTGAGCTATTCAATGGATATGCATCATCTAATGAAATTCCAAGTGATATTAGTAATATCGGATTAAAAGAAACTGATGGGACAGCATTAAATACCGTTTTAATTCAAGATGATGATAATTTAAGTAGTCCTATTTTATTATTTTCTTATTTTACAAATCAAAATGCTAGAGTCTCTTATTATTATACTTATAAAATTATGAAAATAGGTGTAACAAGCACAAGACCAAATAAAGGTATAAGCATATTACACAAGGTTTTAGATTCTGTTAGTGGTAATGTGACACTAGATAATAAAACATCAATTAGATGGGGTTCTGTGGCCTCTGATGATATGCAAGATACACCTTTACTTGTTAATAATACCGAAATTGTTATAAATCCAAGTAGTACTATATCAGAATCAATGAATAATAATTGTTATTCTACTATTCCAATGTTTTCAATAGATGGTTCAAAAACTGTTACTGATATAATAAATATACCACAAGAAATGTTAAATAAAAGGGATGCTGATTATTTTAAAATATTATTAGCTACAACACATGGTACATCTGTATTAGACTTTGATGGTGGTTTAACTCAACTTGATTTATCGATTGATGTTATGAGTTCAGGTAATTATATACATACTTATACAGTAAAAAAAGAGGATGTTGATTCAGGTGATTATATTATAAAAATGCCTATTTTAGGTACATCCCAAGGAATGGTATTTCAATATCAGAATATGGGTGGTGAGTTCGATGATGATAGTTACAGATTAAAAAGTTTACCAACCAAATCAGATGATGGCCCTCTTACTAATATTTGGCTTGAGGGTGTACTTACAGCATCAAAAGAATATGATTATAATATGTTTACAAAAGAATTTACTTATATGAGTAAACAAATCGATGTTGATGGTGTTAATACTGTTGTTGGTACTTTTTTTAATTTAACTGATGATTATTTAGATTATTTAGATTATAATGATTCAACTGATATAATCGGATATATAAATCAATCATATTTATGTGTTAATAATCACATGTTATTTTCTCAAGCATTATATGTTGGTGATTTAGATTTTATTGGTGATGATGTTACATGGAGTATTGACTTTGTAGGTAAATCTTAATAAGTTCTTTCACAAGGTATTTCATGATTTGGGTTATAACTAGGACAAACATTAGTATATTCAGATTCTTTTATTTCACAAGTATTTGTTCTTAAACCATCGCCGTCACTAGGTAAAGTGAAAAATTTTTCATAACAATCATAATTTATAACTCCATTATAATCTATATTGTTTTCTGATAACTCACATGTAATTTCCACAGCATCAAAACTATAATAAATAATATTAT